AATGAGAGACATTGTAGAAGTCTGTACGTTCAAAGAGGTTGATGTTAAATCATTAGCCATGTTTGATTTAGAATTAATTTTTCTAAAACTAAGAGCAGCTTCTGTTGGTGAAAACGCTGAAGTTGGATTAACATGTTCAAACGAAGAATGTAAGCATCAAAATGCAGTAAAGATTAACTTAGCAGAAGTAGAATTAAAGGGTGATCCTAAAGCATCTGCGGTTGTACAAATTACTGATACAGTTGGTGTTTCTCTTAAATATCCTACAGTATTAAAAGTTGAAGATACACTAAAAGCATCTAAACCAGAAGCAGGTATCGATATTGCAATTGCAATGATTGCGGCTTCTATTGAATCTATTCATGATGCTGATTCTGTTTATCCAGCTAGTGAATCAACAGCTCAAGAGCTTGTAGATTTTATTGAATCATTAAATAAAGAACAGTTTACAAAAGTTCAAGAATTTTTTGATAACTTTCCTAAATTAAAAGAAGATGTAGAGTTTACTTGTGAAAAATGCAAAACAGTTAATAACGTAACATTGGAGGGCCTAAACGATTTTTTCGCATAGCTCTTTCTCATAACAACCTTGAGACTATGTTTCGGACTAACTTCGCTATGATGCAACATCATAATTATTCTTTAACTGAAATTGAGTCGATGGTACCGTGGGAAAGAGAGATTTACATAGCATTATTAACTCAGTATGTCGAAGAGCAAAACGATCAAATGGCACGCCAAAACGCAAGAAGGTAAGGTATAATGGTAGAAAAAAAATTAGAACCTGGATCTAAATATGCCCATCTTGATAAAGATGGTGATGGTATTGTGAGTGATGAAGAAATGATGATGGAGCAAAAAATGATTGAACTAGAAGATATGCGAAGTGATATGGAAAATGAAGATAAAAAACAAGATGCACAAAGGAATATGGCATGGTTTGCTTTATTTGGTATGTTACTATATCCAGCCTTTGTTATTGCATCGACTCTTATTGGCTTAGATAAAGCTGCAACTATTTTGGGTGATATGGCTGCAGTGTACTTTGTCTCTGTTGCTGCTATTGTGGCAGCATTCTATGGCAAAGAAGCTATGACTCAAAAAAATAAAACACCGCCACCAAGGAAGTAAACCATGGCCGAAGGAATTCAAGAGCTAATAGAATCTTTTAAAGAGAGCAATAAAGAAAATAAAGCTCACTTACATCAAGTAGAAGCGCATACTAGAAANTCAAGGCGTCATTTACTTGAAATGAAAAAAGATGTTATTGTTATGTCTGAGAACATAGCTAAAATGGCTAATNTTGAACCACCAAAATCTGAATCAGAAGAAACTGAACAGCGAAGAGAAGATGCTAAAGCTGATAAAGAACAAACTGATGAGTTAAAGAAAATTGCTGCTGGCATTGCTGGCCTGAAAGGTGGCGCCGGAGGATCTGGTGGCAGAGGTGGTAAAGGCTTAGGAGGAATGCTTGGGCTTGGCGGTCTTGGAGTTGCGGCTATGGCAAGTGCAGCTCTTAAAGGAGCAGCCGGTCTAGTGGCTATGGGTGTAGCTATTCCAGCTTTCTTTGGTGGACTATTAGCAGGTGATGCAGCTTTAAGTTGGATGAAAGATATTGGAATGGATTTTGATTTTGGATCTTTAAAAGCAGCTGCTCTTGGATTTAGTGATATGATTATGTCTATGGACATAAAGGCATTTACTGTACTTGGTGCTATTATGGCTGTTTCCGCAGTTGGTAGTACAAAAGCTGCTAAAGGTTTAGCCTTTATGGGTATTGGTATTTCAGCATTCTTAATGGGTCTTCTTGCAGGTGATGCTGTAATTTCTGGCGCAAAAAGTATGGGCTGGGTAGACATGAAGTTTACTGGAATGAAATCAGCCCTTGAAGGCTTCTCCAGTATGATTATGGGTCTATCAACTGAAGCTCAAGTAGCACTTGGAGCAATGCTAGTAAGTAGTGCAGTAGCTGGTGTAGTCGCAAAAAATCCTGCTAGTATTGGTACTGCAATGGCCACAATGGGTGCTGGTATTTCCGGATTCTTTATTGGATTAGCTGTTGGTGACGCTGCTCTTAGTTGGATTGGAGCAGACTATACAGGTCTAACTTCAGTAATGAAAGGGTTTAATAGTGCAATAATGGAATTAACTCCTGAATCCATGACTGCACTTGGAGCAATACTAGGTGTGAGTATGGGTATTGGTGCTCTTACTGACGAAAAGACAAAATTAAAAATGGTAACTGGCGTGGCTGCAGTTACAGCTGGTATTGGAGCATTCTTCTTAGGTTTTGCTGGAATGGACGCTGCTGCTAAAAAGCTTGGCGAAGGAGGATCTGCTAAAAATCTTATAAAGAATTTTTCTGGTGCAATTGGTGAACTTGATGAAAAGTCAATGATAGCACTTGGAAGCATTCTAGGAATTGGAGCTTTATTTGGAGCTACTGGATTAGCTGGTCCTGCCGCAATAGGTATGGGTATGGTCGGTGCTGGTATTGCAGCTTTCTTCTTAGCNTTTGATGGAATGGCTAAAGTTGGTGATATTATTGGAGTAGATGGATCATCTACTAAAAATCTAGTTGGTAATATGGCCGATGCTCTTAAGCAATTAACTACATTAGATGGCGATCAACTCTTGAAACTAGGAAAAGCACTTCCTGGAATTGGTGGAGGTATTGCAGCTTTCTTTGCAGCTGATGCTCTTGGAAGTATAACCTCAACAGTTAAAGATGGATTCAATTGGTTATTTGGAACTGAAGATAAAAAAGACGATAAGTTTCAAAAGATGGTAGATGCTTTAGAGCCACTTAAACAAGTAGATGCTGAAGCAATGAGTGGTCTCGGTAAAGTAATTGGTGATATTGAGCGTTTAGGTTCGGTAAAAATGTCTCCTGGTCTTGGTAATAGTATTAGACTTTTTGCTAAAGGACTATTAGAGGCAATGGAGCCTTTAGAAATGGCTATCTACGGTGGAACAATTAAAGCTGGTAGATTTACCTTTAAAGATGATACTATTATAAAAGGGTTAGCTAACGGCGGTACAGAGTTCCAAATGGCAGTGTCTAATCTTAAGTCTTTACAAGAAGCTGCAGGTGGTGGAAGTGGTGGTGGAGCAGGAGGAGAAACTGCACCAACTATTATTAATAACTACTATGGTGGTAATACTAACCAAACTAATATTCAAGGCGGTGTTGAAACTACTAAAAAAGGTAGTGGAGCTATTACTACAGAGCCAGAAGGCGCTTTTTAATCAATAGATACAAAAAGGCCCCAGAGAGAAAGGAAAAACTCTGGGGCCTTAGTGCAACTAGCTGAAGTGTTTATCCTTCTTGTGCTAGTTTAGCAAAGTAACTCATAGTATCATCATCGCTATCAGATGACGGAGTTACATTGCTTTGCTGTGCAGCTGGAGCCGGCTCCGTTGGAAAGGAAGGACTTGGAGCAGTCTCATCGAGCGTTACAGCCTCGGCGGTACTTAGTGGAGTACCAGCCTCGCCTAATACCTTAGTTAGCTTTGCGCTAAGTTCNGCATAGGACTTATAGTTTTTCGGATCGAGGAAATCCGATAGACTGTGAAGGCGGTTATATACTGCCTCCAACTTTTCATCATCACCTTCGTGCAATGCACTAGCTGATGCAAACTCCGACTTATCATAATTGCGATAGCCTTCAACTTGACGAATCTTGAGTTTGAAATCCGCACCTTCCCAGAAATCAAATGGATTGACTGGTTTCTCGTCTTGGAATTGCGGCTGCATAACATCCATAATCTTATCAAAGATCTTCTTACCAAACTTATAAAGGAATACTTTACCTTCATTGCTTGGATTAGATGGATCAGATACGACCATAATATTAGTCACATAATGTAACCGACGTTTACGGTCACGAGCCGTAGCTTTGTCTTCATCACGACCGGTATTCCAAAGAACCGAATTCATTTCGCCAACTGGATCTGGCTGTCCAATAGAGGTTAAGCTATTTTCAATATACCACATTCCGGTTGGACCTTTGAACCCATGATCCCAATAACGAACCCACGGGAGATCCTCGCCCGCCGGTGCTGGTAAGAAGCGGAGTACTGCATAACCATTACCTGCTTTATCAACAGTTGGTTTCCAGAACCGCTCATCTGCGTAAGACTTCTTTTCGCCTCCACCACCAACTGATTCAGCGGCTGAGACTAGGGAAGCGATATCGTTTGCACGATTAGTTTTTAGATTAGCAAATGACATATATTATTTCTCCTGTATTTTGTATGTCTGAATTATCCACATTTTTCATTATATAAGTTTATATTATAACACATTTTCATCACTTTGTAAACCCCTTAAGTGCAATTTTTTTCATTTTATTTTCATCAATATTAACAAAAGTGCTGTACTTACGAATTTTACGTGAGACATCCGGCCATAGAATAGTCTCAGTTATTACACTATCTGCATGGTCCATAAACTTTACAAGCTTATTTAGTATGACCACTGTCTCCAAACAGATAGCGCCACTCATATATTCCTTAACGATATAAGGATGAGTTTCAATAGCGAACAGATCTTCAAATGTGTCAACCTGTTCAGCTAATGTATTTATATCACTTTCAAAAGTATAACTTAGCGACTGCATTCTCTTCTGCCATTTGCTATAGTTATTATCATCAGTCATCATATCACCAACCCATTTACAATCTTCAATAAATTGAGATACATAATAGCTAATAATATCTGGAGCTTTATCGTATTTACGACCTAGCTTCGCAAAGTGATATTTGTCTTTTCTTTTCCAAAAGGAAGATGGTTTTGCTGAAGTCTTAAAGTTATACTTAGGCGCATCATAACTATCACTTTCAAAGTGTAGTTTAATTGCTAAGTAATAACTGTATGCTTCAAATGGTTCCATGTTCATTATATAATCCTAGTTCTGATTGAGCTCGTCAAATTGGTAAGGTATTCCCACCATCATGTTCTATCAGATTTAATTCCACTGCTTCAGCCTGTATCTTTTCCTTGAGTACTGGGCCAATAAGGTTACCAACATCAGCTGGATCTAATTCTCTGGCGGTACAAATTGATAGTACTGCATCCATATATGGCATTTTAGTTTCNCTTACTTTATCTTCAACAAGCTTTGAAAACCTTTTCTTTGTTAGTATAATTTCTTCAATCATCTCATTCCCTGTAAATATCTAAGGCCACAGTATAATGCAAGACCTATAATTGCTGTTGTTCCAAATGTTACTTCGAAAAATCCCAATAGACCACATACAAACATTGTAATAATGAATGCATGTAGATCTAATCTTGTCCACTCATCTATACTCATTTCATAGTTACCTTAATGAGTATAGTATCCTTATTGATACGAGCATTAGGAGTTCCAGTCTTAGTGGTAAGCTTTTTCCAAGCTGTATCTAGTTGCTTGGGCGAACCACTAAGAGCTGTTGGAAGGAACTCATCTGGTTTACGCAGTTTAACTTTACGTGAACCTTCAATATCTACATTTTTAATTGTAGATCCACTCACCTCAAATCCATTGGGTGACTGACAGACCAACTCAGTAAACTCTTTGTTCTTTACATTAAACGTATAGAGTTTCATAGCACCTGGTATTTGGTTTGGATGACATGATACGATTTTGTACATATCATCTGTTGATTTGAACTGCAACTTAGCAATTTGCTTTTCGGCAGTTTTAACTTTAGGAGTACGAGTTTTACGAGTTGCTTTTGTAGATGCTTTGACTTTTTCAAGATCAAGTAGCATATCTTCACAGGCTTTCACTCGACGTTTTAGTTCTTTACGAGTAAGATGCGAATAACCTTCAACAGCTTGCTCACAACGTTTATGGTATGCATCAGAATAATCTAGCAACCAACCTTCAATTTGCTTTTTAGGTGCATCAATTGAAGATGCAGTAAGACTATGAAATTTGAACCGTGAATACACATCAAGCGTAGTTTCTTCACCTTCAATCCATTGATCTTCCAGTTCATCCAAGTCCATCATAATAGTAGCTTGTGTCTTACGGAATAGCTTTTGCTGAGGTGTAAGAACAATCACATTAGATTTTTCTTTATCAGCCTCGGCTTTTTCTTTTAGAATTTGCTTACCTGACTCGATAAGTGGATCCATTTTTCTTTTAGCACAATCTTGATAGCCGTGCATCTTTGAGTCCATATCCAAGAAGCTATTACCAGCTTTAATCCAAGTAATAGCAGCAGGAATATAAGAGAAAGCAGTAAAGTTCCATTCAGGATTAGCAAGGATAGCTTTTGCATCAGCCTTAGAGTAATTCTCTTTGACCCAATCCTTAGTTACCTTTGCAAAGTCTTTACGATCAACTTCCATATGAAAGTATGATTGACAACCTGTCCAAGTTTCCATTGGAACACCAGCAAGGCCTGTACGAGCTCTTGCCCTTGGCATTTTTCTTTTAACTTTACGACCTGTAATTTTATCAACTTTAGCCATTATATAACCTCCTCAATAGTAATTTTATATTTTTTAGAATTCATATCAGTCATTTCAATCGTCTTTTTAGTTGATTGAAAGTAACCTTGAGTTGGATGTAAGTCCATTTCAATAGGACCAATTAAGCCAATGATACCTTGAGGATCATGCTTTAACAAAGATTTTCTGACAGTGTCAGCTATTTTATCACAGTATGCTAGCATTATACAGCCTCCCTAATTTCTTTAAGTTCTCTTACCATTTTAAGCTGAGCTTCTAATTTCTTAAGAACCTTAGGAGTTGCAACCTGTGGGTTATCAATTTCCTGTTGGATGAAATGAGGAAGAACTCTAAGCATTCTATCAATATTGATAGGGTTAGCAATTAAGTTCTTTTTTAGTTTAGTTACTGAAATCATAAAATTTTCCTTCCTTTTATCATTTTATAAGTATATTATATCACACTTTTGGCCAATTGTAAAGGATTATTTTCAATTTTATGAAAAAAAGATTTCAATGTTATCAATCACTTGTAAAATAAATTAAAAAAAGTTCAGCCTAATGGCTGAACTTCAATACGTTTTCTACCTTAAAGGATCGCCATTCAGATTTNTCTGTGTCTAGACAGCGAATAACTCCAATTGTAGCTTGTACGCCGTTATCATCATCTTTAGGCTTCTTATCAGCAGGAATTAGATCCTCTTTCAAAGTAGCTTGCATCAATCGCTCTTCACCATTGACTTTAATAAATTTAACTTGACATACTCCATTACGTAGCATATCAACCATTTCACTTCGTGTATAAGCTTCACTCATATTATAGGTACTCCACAGTATAGGTTTTAGTTGGGTTATGGTGTGTATTGTCGCTGTCAAAAAACACTTTTGTGTGTGTTTCAACTCTTACTCTACGTTCACCGGTTGTATCATATTCTTCATATGATTTGATAGTGACTTCCTTTAGAAGTCGACGTTCGTCATGGTATTCCACATCTGGTAGCATTTTTACCTCCTCATCTTTGCTAATTCTTCAGCTTGTTTAGTTCCTCGCATGACTGGTACGAGGTTTGATTTGTGCATTGTTGCGATGCCGACAATAAGGTCTCCTGTGTATTGCATTGGCTCTTTTTTTGCTGTTGCATTTGATGGAATTGTATCCGACGTCTGGACGCTTGGATATTCCGGGACATCACGGTAGACCGGTTTCTGCGGAACATACTCTTTGAACTCCTTCTTTTTAGCTTTAAGCTGAGATGGATGACAACCTTTATCCATAAGCCACTTGTCATGTTCAGCTTGCGCTTTTTCCCAACCAGGTTTACGATTTGCTTTACGTTTTTTTGTATTGAGGCTTGACATGCCTCTCACTAAATGCATAGTCATATTACTGTCTTTCCTTATATTCTGCAACCATCTTTTTCATCCACCCTTGGACAATCTTTTCTTCTTCTGTTAATTCTAACATATTGAAGTCTTCTACAACTCGAGAAAACAAATGATACTTAGCCCATTCAACACCATCTAATTCTTTTTTAGTTTTTGGTAGAGGGACGCTATCATATTGGTTTTCTAGTGTCATTCGCTTTTCTCCCAACGATAAAAAATATGATTACCAATTGTAATTGTTTTAGTCTTAGATGATGCCCATGCAGGTCTTACATAGTCAGCATGATAATGCGTAGCACCATTAGTAAAATCCCAACGTGAATTAGCATAGTATACTTTGAAAGCGATCATACGAGCAATTTCATATACTTCAAAATCAGCTTGTGGTACGACTTCTGCTTTACCATCACAATACCAAGAAAACTGACAACGGTTTTTTACGGGATAAGATATGTTTTTATTTTTCCAAGAAGGTCTTGTAGGACCTTGATGTACTACCTCGCAAGGTGTATTAGGATAACGATTATCGTTAACTCTATTCATAGTAACTAGACCAACAGCAATCATACCTTTAGTGTTCTGATTACGTGCTTCCCAATAGATATTGTTAGCAATACAACTAATTTGTTCACGTTCAAATGGTGTATTAGAAGTTGCATGAGATGCTGCGCCAAAAGCTACAGCACCTGCAATTGTAAGGCTAGCTAAGAGTTTCATACTAGTTCCAACCTTCATCAGACTCATACGAAGTTTGATCGGCAAGACGATCACCATAATGTTCTTGGAGATATTGTGGACCATCAGTCCACTGATTGATATTCTCTTGATCATTAGTAATGCCTTCTTTTTTAAGCTGACGCTCAAGGGCTTTTTCTTCCCTGATAATTTCAGCATCACGAGCTGCTTCTACTTTACGCTTGTTAGCAACCTGTTTGATAAGGTTATAACGTTTGGTGTACTGTAGATCAGTCATTCCAGCAACTTTTGATTTTAGCATTTTCATATTTTAGTCCTTCCTAATTATTTAATGTATACATTATATCATACTTTTGCGCAATTGTAAAGGAAAAAATGCATTTTTTTATCCTTACAAATCAATCACTTGTAAAATAATTTGAAAAAACTTTTTTTTATTTTTGTTTTTGTTGCTGTAAAAGCTCATCTCTTTCCTCAGAAAGCTCTTTTATCCGTTTTATCAAAGCATACTTTTCTTCAGTTAGCTCAGCAATTTCACGTTTAAACAATTCGACTTGGCCAAATGTTTTTGCATCCATTAGGACATCCTCCCTTTAAAGAATTCATGTAAATATTCTTCCCATTCTTTATCTTTATCACTTTTTTCAGAAGTTTCTTTTTCCCATTCATGACCAAATTTTTCTTTCCATTCATTATATTCCATTTCTTTTTCTTCTTTTGTGGACACAACTACTCCTATACTGCGAACGACTCACCACACCCACATGATGCAGTAGCGTTAGGGTTAATGACTTTAAGATATGATCCACCTAGTTCTGTAACATAATCTATTGTACATCCTAGGATAAACATCTCAGCTACTGGATCTATAATCAAATTACCTACTGTAGGTTCTTTATCTGACATAGCCCATTCATATTGAAAACCAGAACAACCACCACCTTTAACAGATAACTCAACATTAGGTTGACCAACTTTAAGTAAATACTCTTTGGCATTGTCTGTAAGTTTAACCATGTTCTACCTTTCTAAGCTTAGGGTGTGGAGCTAACCGTGGGCTCCACGCGGGTATATTGAGGTACCAACCTTAGTCTAATTAAGCAGAGCTCCCGTATAAATGAGAGGTGCAATGTTCAAACCCTTAATGAACTGGCCGGCTTTCTCGTAAGGCCTTACCGACTGTGGCCACCTGCGTCTTAAATTTTACGTCGTTTACAGGCTTGATCGCGTTAACTTACCGCTCGACTTCTCCTTTATGAGGTACGTTCGGCGTAATTGCCAGGCTTTCCCTCTGTTTGCCTATCTTGGCAGGAGATCAAGGAATTGAACCCTGTCCTAGTGGGTTGGAGCCACTCGTGCTACCGTAACACTTATCTCCTAATTGGTGCCCTCGGGGAGACTCGAACTCCCACGCTTTTAAAGCCACGGATTTTAAGTCCGTTATGTCTACCATTCCATCACAAGGGCTGTTTTTCATTTTGTACATATATTATAACACAGTTTCTTGTGATTGTAAACCCCTAAAATAAACTTTTTTTATTCGTGTTCTCCGCCAATTCCACGGCCAAACCCACCAAAAAACTGCGGCTTGCGTTTAGCAGTTTCGAAAGTAGCTACAGTAATTACTATAGCCGAAATCAAAAACACATGAGCTATTGCACTAATGGCAAAAACAGTCCAGCTACCAATTAACATAGCAAATGTGATACACCACATCCANGCTAAAACTTGCATAACCATATGCCTAACATTTGTATCCGGAATATGTTTCAGTGGATTACGTTCAGCATCCATAATACCATTCCAACTATCATATATAAATTCTCTCATATCAATCACCTTTTCAAAAGTTACGTTTAACGGATAATGAGCATCAACTATATCTCTAAAATCAATAGCATCATAAAGATCAGTAAATGATCTAGTGACTTTGTTATCTCTAAAATATCCGGTTACCTTATACATTTATTCTACCTGCGGTATTCCTAGCCATGCACTAAATCCAAACACTTCCATAAGCATAAAAGTAAACATCATTAAAACAATACTCCACATAATTAGTTTACCATTAAAGTTTGAAGCAGCTAATTTAATTGCAATAATCTCATTGCCAAAAAATCTTAATAGTAGTTCAAATTCATTATGGTCTTCTCTTACTACAATACCATTCTTTTTTTCTTCAGCCAATTTATTCTCCTATGCCGCTTTGGGCATTGCTGGATTTAAGTCCATATGTTTGCCCCACTCAGCATAGTAATGTCTCATACCGACTTCGTCATGGATAGTTCCATTTTCATGTCGACCATGAAGAATGTTTCTAGGTTCAGTACCTTCTCTCATAGTTGTACCTTGCCCAGCAACACCAATTAAATCTTCATGTAAGTTTCTTCCAAATGGACCCCAGATACTATTGTGGTGTTTAATTCGAGTTAATCTCTCTTCTTTAGTATCTTTTTTTAGTCCATAACCACGAAACTCTATAAGCACTTTGTTTGGTCCAAGAGGTGTAACACTATCAGAGCGATAAGCACTTCCTCTTAGATTAAAATTAAAGCCAGGGAATAAATCTACCATGTACCACTGGTTGGGCGGCAAATTGGGAAAAGATAACTCCCCTCTATCTTCAAATCCTTCATACTCTTCATAGTTAACAGTAAAGCTAGACACGTTAACATGACCGTTATCAAAAGGAATATTTTTTCTTGCGAAATATTCATCGTTAAATCCTGATACACGATTAAAGTAATGCATAAAGTCATGATAGAATTCACTATTAGTATCATGCCACAATTTATAGTTAGTGTTTATAATTGCTTTATGATAATGGAATACTTCCATTTCTTCGGTATCAATTGCGTCAGCGATACAATCGAACGCACCAGCAGTCCATTCTTCTACAGACTGTGATGGATTCGGATCTAACGTGACCCATACCATTCCACCATGTTTTACTTCGCAATGTAACTCTTTACCAAAAGTATCATCATTCCATACTTTGCCAGAAGGTTGTTGTGGACCGTTAT